GTGACTTGCGCTGCGGCGGACTCACAATCGAAGGTAGGTGCATCATGTCAATAAGCCTCCAACCCATAAATCTTCCTTACTCTGGCATCCTCATCCGCATCGTATTCAGTCGCAGCAGCATGGCGCAAAGCCCCGAAGAACTCCTGCGGCGTTACACCGTTCTCCAGGCAGATCCGATCGAAGTCCGCGGCCATTTCTTCCATGGTGATAAGCTGGTTAGGCATCAGTGGCGCTTCCTGCCGTATGCCGGCTCAGGCTTCGTATAACCCGGCTTAGCGCCCTTCTTCTCGGTCACCTTGCCAGCATCCGGCGTCTTACCACTGCCAGCCTGCGCTTGCTTGGTCATGCCATCCGGCTTGTGATGAACGCCAAGGTGCGTAATCTGCAACTCGACATGGCGCTCTTCATCGCCGCCCTCGCGCTTCTCTGCACGAGCGCCGACGACATGCGCCTTCGAATGCATCGTGACCTCGCTACCGACCTCGGGCATATCGTTCATGCCCATCTTCTTCATGCTGTCGTGGTCGAGATGCACCTTTAGGCCGTACGGATACTCGGGGCCGTCAGAGTTGGTCATGGCATTGGTCGCGCCTTCCTTCTTCGCAGCGTTGGTGCGGCGCATGTCGGTCATGTTGACCGCGCTCATGGTCTCGTCGCCCTTGGCCTTTCCTTTGACGTCACGGGGCATTATTTTTGCTCCTTGCGATCGTTGTAGGCGTCTGGCGACTTGCGTACTGCGCCGCTCTGCTGGCCTTGGCTGGTGCCATTCCGGTCGAAGTGCCCAGTGGGAAGCCTAGGCTGCGATTTGGGTTGACTCGGTTTCTGTGAGATTTTGCTCATGCTGCCCTCGCGAATTGGCCATGGAATTGCTGCGCTGCTCGCATATAGGCGGCATGCGCCTCTTCTGCGCTATCGAATAGGCCGAGGTACTTGAGGCTCCCCTCAATCCGTATGTCGGCCCTGAATCTACCTATTTGCTTGTGGAACCCGACACCCTTGAGCCCACTGGTGTTACGCAAAGAAATCTTACTATTTGCATTGTTTTGGGACCTTGTTGCCTCGCGAAGATTGCAGGGACGATTGTCATCACGTACTCCGTTGGCATGGTCAACGTGCAAATCTGGCCAACGACCATTTGTCATCGCGAACGTGATTCGGTGCTCATAGATGCGCGAACCATCGATGTAGACCCGGCGATACCCATCGCTCTTCAGGCTTCCGGCGCGATCGTCGGCGTGATGCCCTAAGCTAGCCCCTCGCCAGCACAGGAACCCGGTCGCTTCATCGAGGCGCAACAAAAAATGTAACCTAGCGATCGCAATTCGTCTCATGACCTAACTCCTTTCTTGGCCTGCTCTCTGGCTTCCGAGTAGCCCAAAGCAAGGCGCTGCTTGACGTTCGAGTACTTGCGATCCTCACGTTTCGATGACACAAACCGCGAGAGGAAGTCGGAAAGCTTCTCGCCCTGTTTAGCTGCTGGCATGGCGACTCTCCGAAATGTTGATGGCGGTATTCATACCTCAATCTTGATGATTTGGCAAGATTATCGGGTGTGGACTAGCCAAGCACCCGCGAAAACGAGCGATGCAGCCACCGGATGGACGAACAGTCCGACCAAAAAGGCGACAAACAGCGTGCAAAGGCAGAATTTCAGCATGATTGCTCCAGGGTTGATGTGAATCGTAGCGACTGCCGAACGAATTCGGGCATGAGATGCGCTAAATCCGGCACAGGAGGCGGCGCTAGCCGCGCCTGTGCCTCTGCGTATCGCTTGGCCGTGTAGGCGCTTATCCTGAACTCGGCAGCGTCGCCAAGGGGCTCGCTAGTGCGGAATAGACGAGTTTTCTGCGCTCGACCTTTGCGATCACCACGCAGCATGCCCAGCTCGATAAGTAGTAGCGCCTTCTTGCGGATCGCGTCCGGCTTCTGGCACATCACCTCGGCCAATTCATCGAACGTGGCCCCTGGATTCGCCTCGACCGCCAGGCATAGGTTGCGATGACTATCCTTCATGATGATCTCTCCATTCGATGAACGGCTTGCGCAAATGCTCGTGAAACCGCTCAGCAGCGGTCGGATTCGTGTCCAGCTCGCGGCGGCTGTCTATGCCGCATACGACGCGCACGACCTCGGCAGCCTCTGCCGCATCCCCCGGATTGAAATCGGTGTCGTGCACGAGCCATTGTCGAAACACAGGGTCGCGGCAGAGGATTGCTGAGAGGCGTGCGAGGGACTGCATGGTTAAACGAATCTCGTAAACGAAAGCGCCAAACAAATCGCATTGAACTCCCGAGACGCAGTTTCAACGGCGATCATGTAATTTTCTTGCTCTTTAAGCATCGCTGAGTGCATCACCGCGTTCTGCTCCACGACAGCCATCTGCATACGCAGAAGCTCACGCGCTACATGCTGCGTGCGCTTCTCCCTCAATCGTTCTGGCGTCATCACAAAATCTCCAACGAATGTTGAGCCACGGCATAACTGATCGGCGCGAGGCTGCTCATACGAAATGCCTCTGCGCATACCTAGCGATCAACAGAGCGTCAGAACGCCCATGATGCTTCTTGAGCGGACAGAATGCAGAGCCGAACAGCTTTCGCGCATGGGCAAGACTCTGATCTTTGGTATCGCTGATTTCGCTCTTGCGGATGCCATACCATTTCTGCCATGCCTGGGGCGAGACGAATAGCGTGTCTACACCGCACAGTTCGAGCACTGTGCTGATGACAGCCTTCGTAGCCGCCAGTGATGCCATCGTCTGCACCGAACCGCCAGCGAAGGTGTTTAGCACCTCCATGACGCATATGGCGCTGCGATCAGCTGGCAAGCGTTTCAGCAGAAGCGCCTTCAAAGCGACGGGGTCGATCTCGTTCTTGACCTTGCTCACATCTCGCTTGAGGCGGATCGGCAGGTCATCGACGTAGACGCTTTCACCGTCGAGAGTGGCGAGAGCACCGGTTATGCCAGGGTCGATACCAATGACGATAGTCATGCTTTAGCTCCATCGCGCACGCGTGTGCTGGTGATCATGGTGTCTCCCAAATCTTCTGCCCAGTGGCCAGTTTCAAAGCCCTGGCGATCTGGTACAGGTTCGTGTATTCCTCGCGATCCTCATCCGCACAGTTCTCGAGCACCTTGCGTCCAGCGCTCGAAAGCATCGCGTCAGTAGCGCAGCGACGGACCTCATAGGTGAGTGGCAAGCCAGATAGCGACATCCCACGCCGAAGCAGCTTAAATGCCCACTCAGCGGTCGGCTCGGGGTTGGTCAACCGCTTGAGCAGCGGTCCAATCTGCGCGATATGGGCATCAACAACACTCGGCGTCGATTGACCTCCGCTTTCAAGCCGAAGCGTATGGCTGGCAGATTCGTAAAGCCGCGTCTGCTTGCACAGGCCGAAGAACTCGGGAAGCGTCGGCGGAAATTTCAGCGTAAGAAGCGCGCCAACCCCGGCTTTGAGCTCAGCGTTCGATAGTTTCGCGAGTGCCCTGCCCCACTCGACCTTAACGCCTTCGAGGTCAACCCCGCGCCACTGGTCGAGGAAACGAGCGCCCCACGTCCTGGCCATTTTCTCGAACAGACCCGTGACCCAATGCTCCGGCGCAGCATCCTTCGGCCAATTGCTCGGCGCTAGGGGGTTAGATGTCGATGATGTCGCTGGCAGGTTCATGAGGCGTGTTTCCGGTGAGAATTTCGTAGGCGCGTCTGCGATCGTCATGCACGTTCAAAGGCTTAGAGGGTGATGCGCGGGCCTGTGGCGCAGCTGCTTCGGTGGTCCATCGCTCGGCGATTCGAAGGACGTACGCCGGCGCTATGCGCTGACCTGGCTTAGCGGCTTTGGCTTCCGCACATGCGGCTTCGACCGTTGCGACGGAAACACCGGCATCAGCCGCTGCGATGATTCGGGGATCTGCGGGTTGCGCTGCGATGCTGTATCGACGCATTGCAGCAGACAATTCGGCAGGTTGCGCGCGAGGTATACCGCTATGCGTACTTTTTCCGCCTGTTGCTAAGGTTTTAGGTGTTAACGGTAATGGTAATGGTAAAGGGCATTCCTCAAGCACCTCTGGGGCATCTACTTGAGCAATGCTCGGAGCATCCTTTTTTCCCCATCTCGCTTCCGCTGCCTTCCGTGCCTTTTCGCTCGCTGCCCCTTTTCCCTCAAGGGCAGCAGCGATTTCCTCATCAATTATCTTGTGATGCCATGCACCATCATGGACATAAAATAATTTCTCTAGAACAGGCCGCGTTTTCTTCCAAAGAAATGCAGATAAACGCGTGACGTTTTGCAGAATTTCATCATCGTCGGGCGGCGGACCAGAGCGCCAATAGTCCATCATGAGCAGAAAATATGCCCCATGTTGTTCGGTGGTCAAGCGAGTTGTGTCCGCCAAATAGTTACCGATATAAATCGGCATCCATATGTCGGCCTTGTTCTTCTCAGCGCACGCCATGATGCTCTATTCCTGCTCTTCTCGGCCATACCAGAGGTCTTTTAAGACAATCGGTAAGTTGCGATCTTTCGCAATTTCGATGATGCGACGATGGTGCTTGCCCGGCACTTGCCCTCCTTGCGGATCTTTCGGGCGAGGCCTGCGCCACCGGCAAACCGTTGCTGAGCTTATACCCAGAGCTCTAGCGAGTGGCGCGATTCCATTGAATTCTTTGATGACAATCTCAGCGGGGGTCATAGCAGTCCTCTTTCCGTTTCGTTGATATTAGCGTATCACCAAGAACACCTCAAGGGAATCTTTCCTATACTTCGGTGGTCAAGTTGTCATTACCCCACTGGAGTATCCAATATGCGACACATTGACCTGAAATGGTTCCTCGCATTGCTCAAGACCCGCAAGATGTCTCA